TTAGGTTTAAGTCTGGTGGTAAGATTTGCCCAAAAGGTAAAGCGTGGGCAAAACGCACGTTTGATACTTACCCCAGTGCTTACGCTAACATGGCTGCATCTAAATATTGTAAAGATCCTAATTATGCCAAAGGTGCAAAAGGGAAGAAAAAGTAATGGGTGACCTAAAGAAATGGGTTAAACAAGACTGGGTTCGTATAGGCACTGATGGTAAGATAAAAGGTAAGTGTGGTACGTCTAAGGACAAAAAGAACCCAGATCGTTGTCTACCACGCAGTAAAGCTAGTTCGTTAAGTCAAGGCGAAAGAGCCGCTACTGCTAAGAAAAAGAAACGCGAAGGCTCTAAGGGGAAAACTGTGGTGAAGAATACAAAACCTGCTACTGTAAAAATGCGTTCTGGTGGTTTAGCCAGACGTAAACGTAAAATTGCTAAAGGATGTGGCGTTGTCATGGAAAAACGCCGTAAAAAAACATTACATACATAGGTGATAAATGGCTACTACAGGGACTACAGCATTTAATTTAGATTTTGGAGAATTAGCCGAAGAAGCCTTTGAGCGTGCAGGTCGTGAAATGCGTACAGGTTATGATCTTCGTACTGCTCGCAGGTCTATGAACTTGATGACCATAGAGTGGGCTAATCGTGGTATAAACCTATGGACTATTGACGAAGGTTATTTAAACCTAACTAAAGGTGACTCTGACTACGCACTACCCGCCGATACCGTTGATTTGTGTGAGATGAACATACGTGAAAATGACGGCGTTATAGCCACACAATCAGATACAAACCTCAATAGGATTAGTATTAGCACTTATTCCGCCATACCTAATAAGAAAACTCAAGGTAAACCTCTGCAAGCAGTCATACATAGATTAGGTGGCAAAGGTGGGTACAAGAGTGGTCAAGATTCTAACACTACAACTAGTTTTACTGCGGATGCCCCGTTCGTGCGTGTATGGCCTGTGCCTGACAAAACTGATACTTACAGATTGTATTACTATCGCGTACGTCGTATTGAAGACGCAGGTAACGGTGTAGAAACGCAAGATTTACCATTTAGATTTTTACCTTGTGCGGTAGCGGGTCTAGCTTATTATATTGCTATGAAAATACCTGAATTGATGCCTAGGTTACAGATGTTAAAACAAGAGTACGAAGAACAATTTGCGAAAGCGGCAGCAGAGGATAGAGTAAAAACTTCAGCACGATTTGTACCTAGTATAGGGTATCATTAATGGGTAACAAATTTGCTTCTATGAAACGTGCGGTCGCCATGTGTGATCGTTGTGGACAAAGATACAAGTTAAAAGAACTTAAAAGTGAGGTAGTTAGGGGTAGAGAAACTAATATTAAAGTATGTCCTAATTGTTACGACCCAGACCACCCACAGAATAAACTAGGTGAAGTATTAGTAAAAGACCCACAAGCAGTACGTAACCCACGCCCTGACAGAAGTCTAAGCACAGAGGGTAGCACGTCTAGTAGTAGATTTACCCAGTGGGGGTACAATCCTGTAGGGGGTGGTGATAATATACTTATGCCAAATACTTTGGTAGGTAACAGTAAAATAGGCACAGTTACGGTAGAAATATCATGAGTATGACATTTACAGAGATAAAAACTAACATAGCGGATGTTACTGAGAACACGTTTACAGATGATCAATTAAAGTTATTTGTAACGCTAGCTGAAGAAAATATACTTAACTCAATACAAATACCTGCTTTACGTAAAACTGACACTACTAGTACATTAACCAGTGGTACAGCAACACTAAGCCTACCATCAGATTATTTATACACATATAGTTTGGCAATAAAAAGTGCTACAAATGTAGTCACTTACCTTGTAGTAAAAGACAATAGCTTTCTATTGGAAGCGTACCCAGACCAAGACACTACAGGTATACCAAAATACTACGCACAGTATGAACAAGACAAATTAGTCGTAGTACCTACACCCAACTCTAGCTTTTCTTTAATACACACTTATGGACATTATCCTACATCTATAACAGCTAGTGGTGATGGTACTAGTTGGCTAGGTGAAAACGTGCCAGCAGTGTTGTTAAATGCGTCGTTGGTAGAGGCGGCTAGATTTATGAAAGCCGAACCCGACGTAGTGGCTATGTATAAAGAACAATATATTATGTCATTAAAATTAACTAAAATGCTTGGTGATGGTAAGTTACGTGGTGATGTATACAGAAATGGACAACCTATAGCGGAAGTTATGTAAATGGCTATTACACAAACAATGACAGATAAATGTAAAGAGGATCTTCTAAAAGGAGATGTTGATTTTGACGCCGATACATTTAAGATAGCTTTGTTCACTAGCGATGCAACATTAAATGCGTCAACTACTACGTACGCTGATAGCAACCAAGTAAGTAGCACTAATTATACTGCTGGAGGTGTGGCATTGACAGGCGCTACTGTATCCGTTTCAGATAACATAGCCTTTGTTGACTTCGCAGATGCTACTTGGTCTAACGTAACATTTACTGCTCGTGGAGCATTAATATACAATACTTCTAATTCAAACGCTTCTATAGCGGTATTAGACTTTGGTTCGGACAAAACAGTAACTAACGGCACATTTACAGTCACGTTCCCTGCCGCGAGCGCGACCACAGCACTTATAAGGATAGAATAATGGCTATTAACTATACAAGTTTAGGATTAATAAAACCTGACGCAGGTGAACTGTCAGGCACTTGGGGCACAACTATAAACACCTCGTTAACCGATTTACTTAACGAAGCAATATCAGGTTATGTAAGTATAGCCATGAGCGATGGTAATTACACTGAATTAGAGAGTGATGGGTTTACTAACGGTGCGTCTGCTAACGCAAGAAACGCTGCCATAAAAATGACAGGTACATTAACTAATAATAAAAATGTAGAAGTACCAGCGGTAGAAAAAGTTTATATATTTATTAACGGTACAAGTGGTGGGTTTTCTATAACTGTTAAAACAGAAAGCGGTACTGGTATCACTATACCTAATGGCAAAGCCGCTTTACTAGTTTGTGATGGCACAAATGTTGTCGAAGCTATAACTAATATTACAGGTAATGCCACCATGGGTGGTACGCTGGCGGTTACTGGAGCTACTACAATGGCTAGTACATTAGGTGTAACTGGCGATGTAGCAGTAAATACAAACAAGTTTACCGTAGCTGGTTCAGATGGTGATACAGCCATAGCTGGCACATTAGCTGTTACAGGTGTTACAACCGCCACTGGTGGGCTTACAGGGTCACCGACAACGGTAATAAATTCTAGTGGTAATTTAGACGCATCTGCTATGACAGGACATATTGGTAAAAGAATAGTATCTACGGCAGATGCAAATACTACATTTACACTACCTGATGCAGGGTCTGCAAGTGTTCCAGTGGGTTCAACTTGGGTAGTAGTAAATACTGATGATGATAAAGACATAACCATACAATCAGCTAATAGTAATGTCATAACTATCTGTTCGGGCACTTCAACTACTGTAAAAGCTGCCGATGGTTCCGCTACCATAGTACAAGGCGGTGTAGCGGAAATAATATGTTATGCCACTGATAAGTATGTAATGTTTGGCGGAGGAGTTACCTAATGTCTTCTGGGGCTATAGCTTTAACAGGTGGGGCAGGAGTTACCCCTAGTATGACCGTGGGTGTTACAAATACAAAAGGTTCTTTTAGATATGGGTTTAATACCGATGAATTTCCAGAACCATCAGATGAAGGCAAATTAGCAAATGGTTCTCTGTCTCCTGACACAGTAACGGTAGGGGGTAACGATTATACTATAGGAGCATTATTTTATAGAAACAACGGAACTGATTTTCATTTTACAGTAAAACTAGGTAGTAACCCCGCATTGACTGCAACAAGTATTTCCACTGTGTCTACTGCACTAGGTACTGTGGTGTTATCTGGTGCTACTTTTTCTACTAGTGATACAACTGCTCAGTGGAGATCTGCTGGTAGTGCTGTTACTGAAATATTTGGCACTACAGATGGAGCCGTAATTCCTGTGACGTACGGATTTTAACGATCATGTTTACCACTGCGCTTATAAATGTAGATGATATACATGTTAACGTGTTGAGAGATATGTATAATAACAACCAAGACACCATAGATAGTAACTCTGGTTGTAGTTTTGAAAACATACAGGGTATGTTTACCCAAAGAATGGACAACAAGTTAACAGCTGTAATTACTAGAGACGACGATGGAACTATAGCTGGGTATACTACAGGCATTGTAAAAAATGAAGCCTATCATTGTACTAACGTGGTAGTAAGTGACAATAAAGCGTTTATACTATCAAGTGACTCATTTTGTGAAGTATTATTAGGGCAGAACATTAAATACATAAAAGGGCATGTGAAAGTAAACACACCCATGTATAATTTTATGTTAAATAATTTAGGTAGAGATGATTTGTTCTCTGCACAAGTTGGATCTCCTGTAGAAGGACACGACGGGATAATTGTAACTTTAACATTATTGTAGGGTATTAATATGGAAAAACGTAAACGCGGACGACCAAGAAATCCAAATACACCTGTTAGGGTTACTA